ATTAATAGTCATATCAAAAGATTTCTAAAATGGTTTGCACATAGGGTATTAAGAATATGAAATATTTAACGCATTGGGCAATCGCATTTGTAACTTTATTTGTACTTACGTTTATAGGTATCAAAGACCCACAAGTAAAACAGATATTAAGATTAAAGTCATTTGATTTATTATTACAATCAGAAAAGAAAGAAGTATCACAAGACATAGGTGTCATTACAATTGACGAAAAGGCAATAGAGAAGTATGGTCAATGGCCGTGGAAAAGAGATGTACTTGCCGACATCATTATAAAACTACGAGAGGCAGAAGTCGGTATCATAGTGTTGCCTATATTGTTTAGTGAAGAAGATAGACTAGGTGGTGATAATGAATTAGCACAAGTCTTACAATACGGTGTAGTTATATCACAAGTTGGTACAACACAAACTAATAAGAACGCAGTACCGAGAGGTGTTGCAAAAGTGAATGACCCTATGCCATGGTTATTTGAATGGCCAGGTATGTTAGGTCCGATTCCTCTATTAGGTAAGAACGCAAGTGGTGTTGGTGTTGTAAATACAGTACCAGAGATAGATGGTGTTGTAAGAAGAATACCTTTGATAATGAAAATAGGTGATGAAACATATCCTGCTATGGCAATCGAAGTCATAAGAGTTGCTGTAGGTGCCCCTAGTTATCAAGTCAAGGCAGGTCAAGGTGGTATCATTGCATTAAGAGTACCAGGTTTCTCTATAATCAAAACAGATCCTCATGCTCGTATATGGTTAAGATGGAACAAAGAGTATGATACAATTAGTTTAGCAGACATAGATCAAGCGAATAAGTTTAAAGGTAAAACAGTTATCATTGCACCTACAGCAGAAGGATTAAACTCTATCGTTGCAACACCATTAGGTGAGAGATATATGTACGAGATAACTGCTAGTACACTACAAACAGTATTAGACGGAAAGAATATACAAAGAATCGATATCAGTTTTTTAGTTGAATTAGTGCTTGCATTTATAATAGGATGTGTTATAATACTCGCTGCTAATTACTTCTCATATGTCACTTTAGGCTTGACATTTATAAGTTTATATGGTATACTATTATATACAACACATTATCTATTCAATAAACATCTTATATTGACGGATGTAAGTTGGGCAATTATTTGCTTGACAATTATAGGATTTCATAGTACATTCAATCGTTTCATCAAAGAGTTTAAATTAAAACAACAAATAAGAAAACAATTTGAGAAGTACCTAGACCCTAGACAAGTGGCAATACTTGTAAAGAATCCTGAGAAGTTAAAACTAGGTGGTGAAAGAAAAGAGATGTCATTCTTATTCATGGACATTGTAGGATTTACACCTATTTCTGAATACTATAAAAACAAAGATGATCCTGAAGGTCTTGTAGAAGTCATTAATGATTATCTAAATCGTATGAGTAAAATAGTATTACAGAATGGTGGTACAATTGATAAGTACATGGGTGATTGTATTATGGCATTTTGGAATGCACCACTTGATTGTCCTAATCACGCTGAAATGGCAGTTAAGACGAGTATTGAGTGTGCCGAAGAAACAGATAAGATAAAGGCAGAATTTAAAACAAAAGGTCTACCTGATATCAACATAGGATCAGGTGTCAATACAGGTATTTGTATTGTAGGTAATATGGGTAGTGAAATGAGATTAGATTATTCTGTTATTGGCGATTCAGTAAATCTAGCTGCAAGATTAGAGGCACAAACAAGAAACTACAAAGACGAAAATGGCAAGGTAACACCTGTATTATATTCATCATTTACACAAGAAAAACTAACAAATATCAAATCAATTGAAGTAGATAAGATCAAAGTCAAAGGTAAAGAAGAATTAATTACGATCTATAAACCTATATAAATAGTAGTATGGCAACGGTATTTGATAAGATATTAGATAAGACAACAGGTCCTAAATCATATGACTGGTACAGAAAAAAAGTAGCGTCAATGACTACACCTGGTGCAAGAAGTTTGATTAATAAAGGTAAAGCAACATTAAGACCGAAGTATGGTATTATGAATCTTTTTGGTTATGACCCTAAACATAAAGATAGATTGCCTTACTATGATAGTTTTCCTTTGATACTGCCTTTAGAGCCAGCAAAAGGAGGTTTCATAGGATTAAATTTTCACTATCTACCACCTGGTGCGAGAGTGAGATTTTTAAGAAGTCTAGCAGGGGATGCTAGTGATAGTAGATTTGATAAGAAAACAAGATATAATATTAGTTGGCGAAACAATACATTTATGAAAAAGACAGCAAAACATTATTTGTTCAATCATGTTAGAACATCATTTTTGAACATACCAGCAGATGAAATGGCAATTGCAATATTTCTACCTGTTGCAAGATTTAGAAAAGGAAGTCCGTACTAATGGCAATTTTTAGAGCAGGTAAAAGATTAGGTCCTTTTGACATACGAGGTGGTATATCAAGAGGTGATTTTAAATCTAGTGCTTATCACAAGACAGATACAGATCCTAGATTTAGAAGGAAGCAAAATACCGAGAATACTATTGGTCGTTTTAGAGCAGCGATGGCTTCAGCAGAGGGTTATGCTAGACCAGCAAAATATGCTATAAGAATATTTCCACCTTCTGCTTTAAGACAAGCAATTAAAATGCAAAATGCCACTACAAATAGAGATGGTCAAACACTTGATAATGAGATGTATAACGGTGACGGTCAAGTTAATTTTAATTCTAGTGGTAGAGTATTAAATCAACTAACACAAACTATCGGAAGACAAGTTAATATTCATTGTGATACTGTTACAATGCCTGGTAGAGATTTACTACAACAAGAAGTTACTTATGGAACAGATGTTAAAAGACAAATGGTTCAAACACACACTTACGAGGGCAATATAGCAGCGACTTTCTATGCAGATAAGTATATGAGAGAAAGACAATTTATGGAAGCATGGCAAAATCTATGTGTAGATCCTGTAAGACATGAAGCAAATTATTATGATGACTATGTTGGTAAAATGCACATATACCAATTAGGTGCAGATAGTGAGCAAGATAGAGATATGCCTACTTATGCTATTGAGGCTATGGATGTATATCCTGCTACGATAGGTGCAGTAGAATATGGCTATGGCAAAGCAAATGAAATACAAAAGATAACAGTTGAGTTCGCATACAAACAATGGCGTAATATGGGTACAGAAACGGCAGGTATAGACTTCGGTCATGCTATGCAGACATCAGCTAATATTAAGGCAAGAACACCTGGTATAATAGATAGGTTACCACCTAGTCTAAAAAGAGCAGGTAAAGATATATTTCAACAAGGGCGAACAGTTTTAAACCCTATTGGAAGAATATTTAAGGGAAAAGTTTTCCCACCATTTACATAATAATTATATAATAAGGAGAAAATATTATGGCACTACCTAAACTGACAACTCCAACATATGAGTTGGAAATACCATCAACGGATGAAAAGATTAAGTATCGACCGTTTTTAGTAAGAGAAGAAAAGATACTTATGATGGCAATGGAAAGCAAAAAGAATGCTGATATTGTTCAGGCAGTAAAAGACATTGTGAGTGAGTGTACTTTCAATAAAGTAAATATGAGTGATTTACCCATGTTTGATGTTGAATACATTTTCTTACAGATAAGATCAAAGTCTGTTGGTGAAGTTTCTAAAATTAAAGTACTTTGTCCAGATGATGGTAAGACTTATGCTGATGTAGAATTAGATTTAAATGAGGTCAAAGTTCAAGTTGGTGACGAACATACTAACAAGATTGAATTGACTAAAGATATGGGTATAATTATGAAGTATCCTACTATTGATTCATTTAGAGAAAGTGGCATACAAGATATTAATGCTAGTAATATGTTAGAAGTAATTAGTGCTTGTATTTTGCAAATATATGAAGAAGGTGGTAAGAAAACTTATGACCCTAAAGATCAGACTAAAAAAGAGGTTACGGATTTTATTGAGCAATTGACAACAGGACAGTTTAAAGAAGTTCAATCTTTCTTTGATACTATGCCTAAGTTAAAACATACAATTAAAGTTAAGAATCCGAAAACTAAAAAAGAGAGTGAGATAATACTAACTGGACTAAACGATTTTTTCGCATAGCCCTTTCACATGATAGTTTAGAGAATTATTATAGTATCAATTTCTCTCTAATGCAACATCATAATTATTCTCTTTCTGATTTAGAGAATATGCTACCTTGGGAAAGGGAAATATATGTAGATATGTTAATCACATATATTAAGGAAGAAAATGAAAAAGAACAACGAAGACAACAACAAGGAAAATAAGATGAGTGAAGACGTTAAAGTTGCAGAACCAAAACAAAAGATACAAGTTGATTTAGAAGTTGATACATCTATCAAAGATTTAGGTATCAATCCATATGCAAAAATAATTCATATGGCAAGAGCCGTAGATGCATGGAGAATATTTCCTAGATTATTCTTAACAGTTTATATTGTATTGTTATATAAATGTGTAATATGGTATATGAATTTACAAGCACCTACTATGGAACAAAGTGGGTTAATCAGTATCGTTGTTGGCGCTGGTGCTGCTTGGTTTGGTCTATATACAGGAAGTAAATCAAAAGGAAAATAATGGCATTAGGAACACTATCACTTGCAGGAATGAACGGAGTCGCAGGATTTAAATCAGACTCTCCAGCACTATCTAAAGTATCAGATAACTCAAAAGGTATGTTGAAGATTGCGGCTGAGATGAAGTCGCCACTAGACGGTATGGTGTCTTTCTTTTCAAGTATAGATAAAAATATTAGAGAAGTAGCTGAAAAAATAGGTGAACAAACAGGCATATCAAGATTGATGGCTAAGATCATGGGTAAAGACTTGAAACTAGAAGAAGAGGCAGCTGCACGAGATAAGCGAAGTAGAAGTATAGGTGGTGCAAAATCAGGTGTATCAGGAGAAGATGTAAAACCTTTAGGTGAAGGTATACTTGCTTCTTTGAAAGACGCATTTGACAATCTAATACCAAAACAAGAAATCGGTGAGTTAGGTAAGATATTATTACTTGCCACAGGTGCTTTATTGTTAGTTAAACTTGCACAGAAATTTTCAAATCTTATTGCACCAGTATTAGAGTTCTTTTTTGAAACATTGATACCAGGGTTTCAAGAATTAAATGCTACTATCATGTCAAGTCCTACTGGTTATCTAGGGGTAGGGGGACTTGTTGTAAGTACAACTCTATTAGTTCAGACATACGGAACAAGAGTTAGAGCATTCTTTTCAAATATAGGTAAGAGTATAACAGGATCACTTAAAGCATTTAAGACTATGATGTTTCCTGCAGGTTACTTTAAAACAATAACAGGTGCTTTTAGTAAGATAACAGCACCTCTTTTAAGAGTAGGAACATTTATATCAAACTTGGCTAAAACAATAGGTAGTGGTGTTGCACCTATACTTAAAGCTTTACCAGGTGTAGGTGCCATAGGTAACTTTGGTAAGTTGTTTGTTAGATTTTTAGGTCCAGTTGGTCTTGTCATACAAGCATTTGTAGGTCTATTCACAGGTATAAAAGACGCAATAAATGAATTTAAAGAAACAGGTAATATATTTAAAGCTATCGGTGCTTTCTTCGGTGGTGTATTTGACGCTATTGTAGGGTCAACATTAAACCTATTGGCAGACATACTAGGATTTGTAATCAAGAAGTTGGGATTTGAGGGTATAGGTGAGTTTATATCAAATCTTGATTTTACAACTGACGGAATAACAAGAGGTATTACATTTGTTATTGATAAGGTAAAAGGTTTCTTTGAAGGTATTAGAGATGGATTTTATACTTTCATTAATGGTGCTATCAAGATATACAATAAGATTCCTTTTGTTGATAAACTAGATTTATTAGAAACAAAAGCAATAGCAAAAGAAAGAGCAGAAGGTGTCAAAGGTAGTGAAGGTACTAATGCTGCTGAGGTGGTTGCTTTAAATGATAGAGCAAAAGTAGAAGGTGAAAAGATAAGAACAGCACAAACAACATCTACTAATGTTATTGGTATGCAAGCTGATTATGCTATCGATAGTGAAAAGTTTGATGTTAAACTTGAAAATGCTAAAACATTGAAAGCAGAACAAGCGAAGTTAGCTGAACAACAAGCAGCAATGAGAAACTTCCAGAACATTAACGCAATTAATAACTCTAAAGGTGCAACTACTGTAAATCAAACATCTGTTCACAGTTCAGGAGAACCTAACACCGATCATAGTGATTTAACTGCTAAACATTTAGCATCAGCACTTTACGCTTAAGATATGTTAGAAGAAATATATTATAGAATATTTGAGTTTGTTATACTAATACTAATGTTTGTATTATTTGGATTGTATGTTGTATATCTATTCGCAGAATGGATTATCCTTTCTGTCGTAGATGTTTTTCGGTCCATATATCGAAGATAATATTTCTATCATCACACCATTTACGAGCAGACGCAAACTTATCACGATTCATTTGATAAGTTTTCATTTCATACAGCACAGTTGATTTCTTCTTGCCTTTGCCACCTACAGGTGGTCGCAAGTCTTTCGTAGGTTTAACTTCTATAAGATGAGTTTTTAATTTGCCGTCTTTAGTTTTGACCTTAATTAGAAAGTCAGGAAAGTATCTACGCACCTTCTTGGTCATACTGTCGTAGTAAGGTATCACAACCTCCTCACTTGCCCAACCAATTATACTTGGATTAACATCAAAATATTTCATACACCTACGTTCCCACATTGACCGATATACTATATTAGTATTATCGCCTATGTATTTGCTAGGGTTCTGTGGTGTGAATTTACCTTTGTATTTTTGTGTTCTTTCATTCATAACATATAAATAGTAATATAACTATTTAGTAAGGAAACAATGGGAAATTTATTCAATTCATTAAACAAGTTAAAGAGCAATATATTTGGTGGCCCTGGTAATACAGGTTTCACTAAACCACCTGCTACAAGAGTTGCCAAACTTGGTTTAAAAGATACACCAACTAGTCTTCTTGATGTAGACCCAACGGCATTTGCCTCTTACTCATATCCTCGTGATGTAACTAATAATGTTCAGAATGGTCATTATATGTTATTCTATATCAATGTACAGAATAGATCAAAGTTTGAATATCAAAATCCCGAAGGTGGTAAACTAACAACGGTAACAAAAGTTAGTAAAAAGAAATGGAAAGCTGGTGGTGGTAAAGTTATAGGTAAAGATGTTAGAACAGGTGCTGATATTACAGCAGGTACATATTACAATGAAGTTAAAGATTTACACGGAGAACATAAAGGTGAAGTAGAATATTATAGAAAAAGAGCAGGCGCACCTAGTGTATCACAATTTGAAGATGGTTCAAGAAATAGAAATAATAGAGGTGGTATAGCAGGAAAAGCACCAACAACTACAAGAATTTCAGATTCAGTTGCTATCTATTTACCACCTAATGTACAAGACAGTTTAGGCGCAACTTATAACGATACAGAAACAGGTATGTTAGGATTTGCAGCCGCGGCTGGGTTAGACTTCTCAAATGCTGTAGGTGCTAAAGACTATGAAGCTGCTGCTAATGCACTTGTAGGTGGTGCTGCTGGTGTTTTAACTGAAGGTGCGAAGAAAGCTGGTGCTGCATTAGCAGAAACTTTAGCAGGGGCAGAAGGTGCTGCAGGAATGGTGAATAGAGTATTTGGTCAAGCAGATAACCCTTATGTTGAGGTACTCTTTCAAGCAATGGAAGTAAGAACATTCACATATAACTTTACATTTGCGCCAAGAAGTGAAGAAGAAACAAAAGATGTACAAGAAATTATACAATTGTTTAGATTTCACATGGTGCCTGAATTACAAGGTGGTCAAAGTCGTTTCTTAACATTACCATCAGAATTTGATATACACTATATGTACATAGGAAAAGATGGTACGAACACCGAGAATGAGTATTACAATAAGATTGCGACCTGTGTATGCACAAATGTAACGGTTGATTATACACCTGGTAAAGTAAGTTCATTTACTGATGGTGCACCTACTCAAATTACAATGGCATTAACATTTAAAGAAACAGAAACATTAACAAAAGATAAGGTAAACGCAGGTTATTAATCATGTCATATTTTAATAAATTTCCTTTAATGATATACGACATGAAAGGTAATGAAAACTATAAGTTGTTGCCTGACATTTTAAGACGTGTTAAAACAAGATCATCAATTAAGTCTTCACTTAATATATTTGACACTTATGATGTTAGAAATGGTGAACGACCAGAAGATATCGCATTTAAATGGTTTGGTGACGCAGAATTACATTGGGTTATACTTATGACAAACAATGTCACAGATAGATATTATGGTTGGCCATTAAATGATGTACAGTTTGCTGAGTTTCTAACAGACAAATACGGTGCAGGTAATGAGGATGCGATTCATCATTATGAAGTCACAAGAGATAGTGGTCGTACAACAGGACAAGGACCAAATGATTACTCACATTTAGTAGAAGTTAATTCAGATACAGACAATGCTTCTAGTGTATCAAATAGAGAGTATGAAGAAAGAGAACAAGATAAGAAAAGATCAATTAGATTATTAGATAGAAGATATTTAAGCGACTTTATTGATGAGTTTAACAATTTAATAGCAGAGTAATATTATGGTAAAAATGTTTAGTTCAGACAAACCAGAAATAGCTGGTGATTATAATCTTCCTCATATTGATTTAATCAATCATAAAGGTGAGGCGATAGATTTAAAATTCATCTTCATAGAGTTAAACCTGTACGAGTCAATCTATAAGAACGCAGTCACAGGTACATTAATCATCACAGACGCAAAGAATCAGATCGGTAGACTAGAGGTACAAGGTCTTGAGCGTATAGCATTTAAACTTTCATCGCCTGGTATAACCAATGTAGAAGATATGTTGGATGCTAGCGTAGAAACAGGTGAGCCATTTCATGTATATAAGATCACAGATCGAAAACAGATAGGTCCTGGCGTTATGCAGTACACACTACACTTTGGTAGTCGTGAGTTTATGAGAAATCTACGAACAAAAGTAAGTCAAGCATACAATGGTAGACTAGACCTCGCAGTTCAAAAGATATTACAAGAAGAAGACTACCTTGACAGTAGAAAGAAACTTAAATATGAAAAAACAGGTAACTCTAATAAGATAGTCATACCTAATCTACGCCCATTTGACGCAATCAATATGATTGCCAATCAATCATTACCTGAGAAGTCAGACGGTGTTGGTTATTACTTCTATCAAACAATTAAATGTTTTCATTTTCGTAGTTGGGATAGTATGGTATCTAAACAAGGTAACGCAACAAGACCCATTGCACAAGAATTCTACTATATGCCATTGAAATTTAAAGATGAAGCAATTGAAAATAAGATAGAGCATGATTTTAAATCAGTTCAATCGTATCGTTTTCTAAACAACTTCCATGATGTTGCAGCCAATACAGCACTAGGTACATATGGTCATAGAGTCATATCATATAATCTATACGACAAGTCAATTGTAGAGGGTGATTGGAACTATCACAATATGTTTGATTCTACAAAACATACAGATTACGAGAATAACTATCGGGATGCTGAGAAAACACCTATCGCAAGTAGTCCTGTCGATTACGATAATACAAAAGGTATATCAGATTATCCTGAATCAAGAGTGTCATTGCAATCAACAACACAGTTCCTACACAATAAAGAAAAAGGTGCCAAATACGGCCTAGATGTGTTTGGAGACAGTTTCAACAAAGGACAGCAAGTATCTCAACAAAATCAAATATTGCACGGCACAGCACTTAAACTTGTCGTTAAAGGTCAATCCTACCTTGAACCAGGGGATCTAATACAATTCAATATACGACCGATAGACGCAGATAAAACAGACATAGAAGAAGATTATCGTTATTCAGGTCAATACGTCATTACAAAGATAAGACACCAGATCACAAGTGACATATACACAATGGTACTTGAATGTGCTAAGGATTCAGTTGTCAACCCAGTTGTCGCAGGCGAACCACAATATCAAGCAAATAAAAACAAAGGCGATTTAGAGGACATCTACGACAGTTCAACAAACATCTACAATCGACACAACTAACCCTCAGACATTTACGAAGATTTTTTTTATGAACATATCTAACGACATACCGAAGAGAATCGACACCTTTCTTAAAAGACTTACATGGACTCTAATCGTTCTCAATATACTTCTAGGGGTTCCAACAATCTATTACGAGTATATACACGAAGATACTCCTATGACTTCAAAGAGAATATCAGAATTATACCCGAATGAGATATAAATAGTATCATGGACAAAGACATATTAATACTGACAGATGAAGTAACGCAATGTGCTAATTGTAACTGTAATTGCCATTGTAATGAAGAATTACATACACCATCAGATGAATTAGATACAGGTGGTCCGTGTGTATGTGAAGACTGTAAATGTCAAAAAGCGTAGGTATTATTGCTTGATATATAAAGGTTTCGGAATGATTGAACAGTATAGAAGTGAAGGACATGAAGGACATTAAATGCCGTATATCACGGAATCCGTTGTGGACTTAATCTGTTGGGTTTCCCAGCAGGAACAGGAGAGTATATGAAAAATTTTATGGGTAAAGATGGCTTTCAATGGTTCGTAGGGGTCGTAGAAGATCGTAATGACCCGAAGACATTGGGGCGTTTGAGAGTTCGTTGTCTAGGGTATCACACAGAAGACCTGACGAAACTCCCTACTTCTGATCTACCTTGGGCCCATGTAATGAACCCGATTACTTCTGCTACAGTATCAGGTGTAGGGCAAAGTCCCCTTGGTGCTGTCGAAGGTACATGGGTCGTGGGATTCTTTACAGATGGTAGTGATGCTCAACAGCCTATGATTATGGGGACTTTGCCTGGTGTCCCTGCTAAACTCCCGACTAAGGATGCTACGAGGGGTTTTCAAGATGTGACAAACGGTAACTATCCCAAGTATCTTGAAACGGATGTCAATCGTCTGGCTGTGGGAGATGACGACAATCCCCATAGTTCATTGACCATACGTAGGGCCGATCGAGACCTTGCAGTTGGTATTGCTCAGATTGATGGTATCTTTGATGGTGTTGCACCCATAGACCCTGACCTAGACACTACCTTTTGGGATGAACCCGAAACGCCATACAATGCAACCTACCCTAGAAATCATGTGTATGAAAGCGAAGGCGGCCATATAAGAGAAATGGACGATACTCCTGGTGCTGAGAGAATACACGAAAGACATAATAGTGGCAGTGGTTATGAAATCTTCCCTAATGGTACAAAGGTTACAAGAGTCAAGGGAAAGAATTACAATATCGTAAGTGATGATGAGTACTGTCATATACAAGGGACAGCAAGAGAGACCATCGACAAGGGTCTTCGTATAAGAGTCAATGCCGAAGGGATCACAGGTAATAACTATAACATAGAAGTTGGGCAAGGGTCTAACGTCAATGTTGAAGTCAATGGTGGTAACATCAACCTGACAACATTGGGTACAGGAGAAGACGCAGGTGATATAAACATCAATGCTTCTAGGGACCTGAATGTACAAGTCGGTCGTAATATGACGATGGATGTAAGTGAGACCATTACAGAAACAAGTAAGAGTAAGACACAGAGCACACAGAATACACACCAGCAGAACGCTGCATTGCATGACATCAATGGTAATCGAATAGACTTAAATTAGTTTTCTATGTATAAGCGCTCAGAAGCCGTAGGTCGAAAACTGGCCTAATACAAACCAGTACTTCTAAGGGATCTGTTAGGGCATAGATACTTGATATATCAAACGGCTACTACCAAAAGTTATCGAATTTTTTTCTCGTAGGATTTTCTACTTATATAAGTATTCATGTAATCTAATATAAGGAGATTTATGTCAAATAAAGACACTTACAAAAGAAAACACGCCTACCTAGACAAACAGATCACAACCCTCGAAAAACACAATTCTTACAATCGCACTCTCATTGCAAATCTCAAAAAGAAAAAACTCAAATTAAAAGACAAATTAATCTCTCATTCAAGGGAGTCTGCCAGGCGTGAAAAGTACAACGCACACGAGTATATAAAACGAGCACTCTCTATGACTGCTTGACAAAGCTTCTCATATATGATATACTAATGTTATATGCTACACAAAATAAGTCAACTATGTGATAAGATTGATTCTTTGAAGAAATCAGCAGATCATCTACGAGAATTGAAGTATGGACCAAACAAGGCCCCTCGTCAAGTCATTGATGAGAGAATAGCGTCTATACAAGCGGAATGTCTGCTGATTGCAAAAGATCAATCGGATTATAACGAGCCTCATATCCAAGAAGATTTAGAATAAAAAAATTTCTCTAAAATTTTCTGTGGTTCTGCGAGGTGTATAAATAGTATTATGAAAACACTTAAACAAGTAGAGGCGATTGACGCCATCTGTGAATCCACTTATAAGGATTTAGAGATTACGGAAGCGGAGTATCAAGGTAAGAAGGTTAAACTGAATGACCCGATAAGAGGTGGTAGCAAGAAGTTCTATGTTTATGTGAAAGACGGTGATCGAATTAAGAAAGTATCATTTGGTGATACAACAGGTTTAAGCATTAAAAGGGATGATCCTGCAAGACGAAAGTCCTTTCGTGCAAGGCACAATTGTGATACAGCAAAAGATAAAACAACTGCAAGATACTGGTCTTGCTATCAATGGCGTGCTGGTGCTAAAGTGAATAACTAATATATTATGATAGATGAAAAATCCAGTTCTCATTCATAAACATCTGATTATACGAGCTGAAGCAAATCGAGTTCCCACAGACGAGGAACAACTCACTACATGGTTAACAGAATTTATTGAATCGATTCATATGAAAATATTGATGGGTCCTTATGTCAAGTATTGTACAATGGAAGGCAATCGAGGTATCACAGGTATTGCTGTGATTGAAACAAGTCACATTGCCATTCATGTTTGGGATGAGCCAAACCCTGCTCTTATGCAAATAGACGTTTACTCTTGTGCTGAGTTTGACCCTTATAAGATCGCTGAGAAGATCAAGGCTGACTTTGATGTTGTCAAGATCGATTATAAATATTTAAATAGAGAAACAGGACTTAAACCAATAAGATTAAAAAAGTGAGGAGATTATGCAATTCGTAGCAAACATACCATACATTAAGTGTTATCTTAAAAAAGAATACCTTTATGACCTAGAGAAAGGTCATGGTGAATTTGAGGAGTGTGTACTTCTTTCTGTTAAGTCTATGCAAGGTCGAGCACTCATGTTTGAAGCCTATCTACCACAGTATGGTGCTTGTTATGATAAGTTTCCTTTATCTGCTTTCGTATGGAAGAAAGATATCAAACAAGAAGAACAATTACCTTTAAATGTAATAGAGTTGTGGGATGCGTTTTCTTACGACATACAAGTATGGACAAAACGATTGCTTAAAAATTGTGATGTTGATATAGTGATTAAAGGAAAAGGTAAGATGTCAGGCGAATATCTATTTACAATTGATAGTTGCCATAGTGATCCGAATATGATTAATATCGGGCCATCAGAAGTACCTGCTGAACATAAACAATTCAATATTGGTAAACTAAACAATGGGCAGTTCTTTGCTCAACCAAACAATCGTATGTTATGGTACGAACAATCATTAACACCAAGTGAATTAAAAAGACCTGACTTCAAGGTATCAACAAAGTACTTCTTCTGCGAACAAGATAGTAAGTGGGTGTTTGGTGATAGTGATGATTACTTCTATGAAGAAGTTGAAAGAAAAGACTAATGTGGTGGAATGTTTAGTATTTACGAAAAGATAATAGGATATTGTTTATTAGGTTATATGGGTTATATAATAGTCTGTATGATACTAGGTACTTTTGATATCATATAAGTCAGGATCGGTATTCTTATAAGTATGTGTGTGCGTCCTTCAGAGACCACCTTAGCTACCCAGGTAGCGAAAATTCAAGTATGAAAGTAATAGTATTAATAGTAATAGTAATCACAATGTATGGTTGTGGTATCAAGACTAAAGTATCTTGTAATGTAGATGATATTAATACAGTTATTGATGATTGTAAGAAACAACCTCAAGTTGGTATATCTAAAGAATTTTAATTGGTCGGAGTGGTAGGATTTGAACCTACGACCCTATCGTCCCAAACGATATGCGCTACCAGGCTGCGCTACACTCCGTTATATTAATTTACTGTGCTAACACCGTTTAGTATTCTCAATGGCCTAAGCAACTCCCAAAATTTATCTAATGCCTCTAATGCATTTTCATTATTAGTCGGATGTGTTTCCATCTTCTTATTTGTACTTGTGCAACCTACAAGTATTACAAATAGTAAGATTAATAGTTTACCTTTTATCATTTAATAATAACTCATCTTTTTTCATAATTTTTTTAAAATCAGTTTTACATAGATTAACAGGTATAGGACCTAACTTACCTACAAGTGTTTCTGGTTTATTATGTGTAAACTTCTTATTACATACTGAACAATTATACTTCATAACTTACCTTTATTTCTTCTTCTAATTTTTTTATTGTTAACTCTTTATCACTCATAATTATACTCCACCACCATCTTCTATTCTAAATTTATCTGTGAAATCTTTTGGTAAACCATTATCTTCATAACTTACCTTTATTTCATCTTCTGTTTTATCGTTCTCTGATCCTTCAGGAAAGTTTATTGACAATCCTTCATAACTAATATCAACTCCTGAATCGACAGAGCTGCCTTTCATTTCATCTGCATAATCTCTTTCAATTATCATATCAATGTAATGTTTTGCTTTTAATAAATCTTGCAATCTACCTTTGCTGCCGTGCCTACAAATATACTTGATAGCATTGCCTTCTGCAAATAACATTTCATTCTTGTTTAT